GCAGAATAAAAACTCAAGTTTACTATAATTAAAAAGATTTGATACATCTGTTTTCGTTATTCAAACTCTAGTATTTTATTGTTTTTTTGTTGATTACTGCTCCATTTTCTAAAGTTGCATTTACATCTCCTATTTTAACTCTAGTTTCTTTGAAAGCTTTGTTCATTCTTTTTCTTTGTGCTAATGAAAACCAAATTACAAATGGTAATATTGCAAATATTATTAACGTAAGAGTTACATTTATATCTATTAATATAAAGAAAGAACCAACTAACATAACTATAGATATAAATAAATCTTCTGGACCATGATGTGCTAGCTCTGATATGTCCATCAAATCATTTACTATTCTAGACATAATTACACCAGATTTATTATTGTTATAATACTCATTAGGAAGTTTTTGTAAATGTGTAATTACATCGCTTCTCATATCCGCTTGCATTCTTACACCCACTACATGCCCCCAATACTGCATAAAGTAACTTAAAAATGCTTTGAATATAAATATAACCACAAGTGCCATACCAAATACTACTAACATTCTCACGTCTTTATTTGGAACAACATCATCCATTATATTTCTAGTTATCATTGGATAAACTAAATCACATAAAGCAAATAAAAAAGCTGCTATAAGGTCTAATATAAAAAGTTTCTTGTATGGGCTATAATACTTAATAAATCGATTTATCATATTTAAATTTTCTAATTCGTTTACCAACTCATTATATTTTGTTTGAGTCATAGAACCTTTGATGCCTTCCATATTATTTACCCCCTAACTTTCTTTTGTACTCTTTATTAAATTCCTCTTCAAATAATTTAATAAATTCAGTTTTTTTATTATCAGGCAAACTATTCATATTAGCAAATCCTTCAGCTAAAAATTCTGAAACATCACTTGAAGCATATGATCCAAGCTCACTTCTTACTTTTAAAAGCATTTCTCTTTGTGAATAATTATAATGTGTTTTTAAAGAATCCCATATACTATTTGAAAGATTATCTTTTCCACTTGTTAACAACCTATTAAAGTTATTATACATCCCTATGTCATTATATTCTAGTTTTATTGGATTAGAAGATAGTTTCTTTGATAGTTCAAATAAGCCAGGGTTATTCAATATCACACTTTGATTATCTAAAAAGTGCGCGTATTCGTGATATACAGTTGAAATTCCTGATTCCAACTTAGAGCCTCTAGCTTTATATGTAGATAAATGGGTTCTATCTGATATAACTTTATTTTTCATATAAATCTTATTTAAATTTATTTCTGAAAGGAAATTAACATGTTTAACACCATTCTTATTTGATGTTGTAAATCCGGTTCTGCATCTTCCAAATGATGATTTAGCACTATGTTCCTTTATAGATAAGGACTTAGTATTAACAGGATATCTATTAGCACAATCCAAAAATGCTTCATCTATTTCTTTTCGGTACTCGGACTCAATATTATTCAATTTGTAAGATTTAAAAGCTTCTTTTGTATCTTCGTATTTCTTTTTATCATCAGGTTCATTCTCGTTTTTCTCCGCATTACCAGTTGCAGGAACAGTGGTTGATCTGCAGAAGGGATGAGTTGGTGGAACATTGATGCCCACTTTCCTATCCTTAACTTTAAATCTTAGACCATTTAAACCTCTACAAATATCAGATGTTCTTTCGTCTATTGCTGCAAGGTACTCGTATTCCTGAATACCTTCGTCTTCATAAACATTCATTTCTGATTCGTTTAAGATGTAGTTGCTTTCAGTCCTTACAAGTCTATCAGCAACGTATTTAGACTTACCAAAACGACTTTCAATTATCTTACTCATGTCATGGATGCTTTTTCCTTGTGCTACTCCAGTTTTAAATTCATTTACTAAATAGTTTGAAAGTACTGACTTTTGTTCCCAAATTCTCCCAGAGTAGTTTTTCCCATCTATCCATTGATTTTTTAAAGCAAACTTTAATGAATTTTGATTGACACCATTAAAAGGTCTAGATATATTCATCACACCTTCTAGGTCATCTAAAGTCTGTAGGTAGCCCATTTCATATTGCTTTTGTAAGAACTCTTTAACAAGTTGCTCTTCCATCATTCCTAGTTCTGACATTGACTTTAAGACATCAACTTGCAAGGCTTCTAATCGATTCAATGCATAGGCTTTCTTACGCACAGGGAATAGTTTGGCATATTCTGGATGTTTAGCTATTAAAGCATCGAAGTCTTCGTATAAGAGCCTTAATTCACTAGTTGGAAGTCTCCTAACTAAGTCTGTATATTCAATGATGTTGTTTTTCCCATACTGTGCATAAAACTGTGATATTTTGCCTTGGACATCACTTAATGTCTTGTTATATTCCTTTGAGATTTCTCTCGTGACTTTATTTTCTGCTACAAGAGCCTTTTTATCAAGAGCCTTTTTTCTTTGAATCCAATACTCATAATCATTCATTATTATCCAAACCTTCAAATTGAGCACTAGCCATGGCTTCTAATTGCTCTTGCTTGTTTTGTTCTATTTCCTGTTCCACATTGTCAATAAATTCTAATTGGCTTAACAATGTTTTTCGTGATAAGAATGGACCTAACTTATTCAATACGTCACCGGCATGTGATAGATCAACTGGCAACTTGCGATTAAATGTAAACTTGATATTCAGATAATCGATACTTTGAGCACCCATTGTCTTATTCCATTTGCTAAAGAGTACTTTAAACATACGTCTAAGTGACTTTTTAAACTTACGTTCTTTTAGTCCGGCTTTTGTTTCAAGTGGTATTAACTTATATTTTCGTGATTCTCCACTTTGTGAGGAGCCACTGAACTTTTCATCGGTCATATCAATAGACTTTGAGAAACGATATATATTGTTATTAAGTTTTTTCTCTAGCCAGTCAACAAAGTCTGTGTCTACTTCCTTAACAATAAATTTAACATCGGTTTGATTCCCATTTTCGCTAGGTAAGGTAAAAGCACCTGTCTGCTTCATGTTTACTATATCTGCACTGTCAACACTACAGTTTAAAAATGCTAAATAGGCAAGTCTGAACTGTTCAAATTCACTTGATGTATCGGATAATAAACGGTCATATGCATCAGCCAATGAATCAACTATCTTCATGTCATTCATCCCCATGTCGTTGTTTAAAAACTCAACAATAGGCATATAACTATAGTTGTGTAGTTGGTTTTCTTTTTCAATCACCCATACATCTGTTTCATGATTAAGTTTAAACATACTGTAGTTAGTGGTTTGATAATACTCAACGACTGTAACCTCTTCGCCATCTTCATTAATTTCATCGTAGTACCAAATAGAGTGATCATCGTCAAAATAAATGACATCAGAGGCTTTAAGTTTCTTGATCATGTCATAACCATCTGTATCTGTGTAGATTAATCGGTACGCTTTACCGTTTATTGCTTGTAAGCGACCAGTCTCTGCATCCATGTCATCGATGGTGTTCATAACTAAAAAAGACTCTAGTTTATCACTATGAGTCTTTAATAGTTCGTCACTTGTATATTTATCTTCATTGACACTGTATTTGATAGCATTTCCAAATAGATAACCTGTTACCTGGTCTATTATCTCAGTTCTGTACGCATTTACTAATTTGTTGTTAACTTTGGTAGTATCAGGTAGCACCCTAGTATGTATAGCTAGTTTTTCAGTAGTATAAGCATCATATTCCGATGTGTGTTTATCATGAGTCAATGAGTGGGCTGCAGCTATCTCTTTCCAAAGTATCTTATCAAGACCATGTTTCTTAAGTTTAGCAAATGCAATTAATAAATCTTTATTCATGTTGTTTCACCTACTTTTCTAAGTGGTAGAGAGTTTGTTCTAGCATGTCAGCTTCTACAAGTTTTGAATCAATAACATTCTCTAAATCTTTAATACGCGTTTTACAATCTTCTATTTGTCTTTGTAAATTATCTAATTTGTTTTTATGCCAATCGATAACTTCGCCTTTGCTTGTTTTACGTTCTTCTGTTGATAAAGGTGTAAACCCTCCTTCTTTAATTGGTCCTTGATAAGTACCTTCCAATTTTTCGTTTAACTCATCTAACTCATCTTGTGGCGCAACCATTTCTTGACGGTAATTTGGATTAATTTTGAAATCATTCATTCTTCTCA